CGCATCGATGGTTTCCCAGTATACGGTCTCACTGTCACGGAGCTGACCATTGCTATCTGCCACAGAAACACCGAGTTTTGCATATGCATCGGCAAATTTAGCCGAACCGTCTCTTGCGCTGGCCATTGACTTGACCTGCTTGGACATGGAACCGGTTAAGGTCTCCATAGAAACGTCGACAAGCTCAGCGGCGTATTTGTATGCCTGCAGGCTTTCGGTTGACATTCCCGTAACCGTGGACATCGTGAGAATTTCATCCGCGTAAGCAGCCGCACCGACCGTCATATCAGTCAGGGATTTTGCCGCTCCGATGGCGGCTGCTCCCACCGCTATAAAAGCAGTGCCCATTGCGGTCCCGATACCTTTTAGAACACCGCCCAGTTTTTGAAACCGCCCGCCAGCATCGTCGGCTTTATCTCCCGCGTCCTTCAGTTCATCGCCGAACTGGTCTGCTTGTTTTTCCGCATCGTCAAACTCGTCTGCAACACCGTCAAGAGCCTTTTCATTCGACTTGAGCTCGCGTTCCATATTGTTCAACTCAGCCTGCGCATTGTTCAGCTGAACAGCCCACTGCTGTGTGCGGCGGTCATTCTCTCCGAAGGAATCGGAGGCGTTTTCAAGTGCCTTGCGGAGGGTTTCGATTTTCTCTTTCTGCGCATCGATCTGCTTTGTCAGAACCTCGTTCTTGGCGGTGAGGGACTGGACGCTGTTTTCGTTTTTGCCGAACTCGGACTCGACCAGCTTCATTTCCGAACCGAGTACCTTGAACGACTGGTTGATATCAGAAAGGGCTTTTTTAAATTCCTTTTCACCCTCGACGCCGATTTTCAAGCCGAAATAATCCGCCATATCTCACCACCTCCTTAGATACCGTTTGGTATGATTTCATCGATGTAATGCTCACGCTTCGGTTTTGCCAGACCGTTAAACTGCTTATATATCTCCCACTGGTCGAGCAGATGACCCAGCGGCATGAGCCAGACCTCCNNACGCCGTAAAAAATCAGCCGGGCAAACAACTCTTCGTCGCTTACCCGACCTGTGCGTTTTTTGAGGACTCGTCCTCGCTTTCTATATTGCGCTTCGTTCCCTTGAACATCGCTTCCATAATGCAGTTCTTGTAATCGGAGAGTTCGAGCGGCGAAGTGAGCAGTTCGACCGCATCCTCTGTGAGCAGATCCCGTTTCTTGGCGGGATTCTGCAGGTTGTGTACCAGCACCGACTGGTTGGCGAGCAGCGTAATGAGCCACACCACCTCGTCGAGCGCCATCTCGAAATTTTCGGATTTCATGAGCTTTTCACCCAAATTAGAAAGACCGCCGTACCGCTTGGCGATCTCTTTTGTCGCTTTGGTAGTGAGTATTAGTTCGTATTCCTGCTCGCCGATTGTGATTTTTGCGCTTCTTTCATCAGTCATTATTCACCACCTCCGACAGGAGCCGCGAATGTCGGCTCGTAAACCTGCGTATACCAGCCTGTTATAACAGATGCTGGAACGCTTGTGTCGTCCTCGTTGACCTCGGATTTCCATGGATGCTTGCCATTGCCGTCCAGTTTATTGCGGCGGTAGACCGTACCTTCGATGGTCGGCGTGGAAAAGGTGATGCTGTCGCCCTTCGTCTGCAGGTTGGTCGCCGGGATACCGAACACGACGCGGTAAAGCCAGAAGTAGCGGTATTTCCCGTTTGATTTCTTTGCGCGGAACCCGATGGCAACGGGAGCACCGCCATCCTCACCGCCGGATACCACGACATGGTTGTCGTCAATCTTTGCCCCGGTAAGATCTTCTGCAGCTGTTGTGCC